GAACCAACACAGATAATTGCCGGCGATAGAGCCGCTTGGAAACGTACCGATTTAGGAACTGATTACGCTCCTGCGTCCTACTCGTTTAAATATTCAGCGCGGCTGGAAAATTCCGGCTCAACAGAAATTGAAATAACTGCATCAGAATCCGGCTCTGATTACATTGTTGAGGTCGGCCAATCAACATCAGCGGCATACACCGCAGGCGTATATCACTGGCAGGCATATATTACCCGAACGAGTGATAGCGAACGCGTCACTGTTGATAGTGGCACTTGGGAAGTTATCGCCAATAGAGATGCCGCTACAAGTGACCCTCGCAACCATGTCAAAAAAGTATTGGATGCTATCGAAAGTGTGATTGAGGGTAGGGCATCAAAGGATCAAGAATCTTACTCAATACAAGGGCGCTCATTATCACGAACGCCGATTGCTGACTTGGTTGTCTTGCGTGATAGATACCGCGCCGAGTGGGTGCGAGAACAACGCGCCGAGCGCATCAAAAATAATTTAGGCCATAGCGGTGTCATAAAGGTGCGTGGATGAAGAACCCATTTAAAAGAAAAAAAGCAGTTCAAAAAAGACCAATGCGCCGTCAATTTTCAGCGGCAAAAATAGACAGATTAACCTCCAGCTGGACAACTACCCAGCAATCAATTAATAAAGACTTGCAAGCTGGCGGTAAAGTCCTACGCGCAAGGGCGAGGGATTTAAGTATTAACAATGACTATGCGCGTAAATATTTGCAAATGGTGGTATCAAATGTTGTCGGCTCAAAAGGCATTATTTTACAGGCCAAATCCAAAACTACAAAGGGCAAGCTGAACGTCAAGGCTAACCGCCAAGTCGAGCAAGGTTGGAAAGAGTGGTCGCAGGCACGTAATTGCGCTTGGGATGGGCGGCTTTCATTTATTGAGATGCAACGGTTGTTTATTGAAAGCGCCGCGCGCGATGGCGAGGTTTTAGTAAGGCTTATAAAAGATGAATCCAAGTTTGGTTTCAAGCTCCAGTTTTTGGATGTTAACCGTTTGGATGAAAATCTCAATAAAGATTTAGGCAATGGACTGGTAATTTCAATGGGCATTGAATTTGATGTTACTGGTAGGCCTATTGCATATCATTTAATTAATAATCTTGATAATCAAATAAGCGCAGGCCAACGCACTGAACGCGTACCAGCCGAGAACATTATTCACGCATTTCTTGGTGAGAGGCCGGAGCAGATAAGGGGTGCAAGTTGGATGGCCAGCGCCATGTCAAGAATGCAAATGCTAGGTGCTTATGAAGAGGCCGAACTGGTGGCGGCACGCGTTGGCGCTTGCAAGATGGGTTTTTATACCTCCGAGTCCGGTGATTCATTTATTGGCGAAGAGGATGATATGGGTAATTTAATAACAGAGGCAGAGGCAGGTATTTTTGAGCAGTTACCGGCTGGCACTAACTTTACCAGCTTTGACCCTACACACCCAACGACAGCGTTTAAGGATTTTAATAAAGCAATTTTACGCGGCATTGCATCGGGGCTGGGAGTTGCCTACAACTCGTTATCGTCAGATTTAGAGGGTGTTAGTTATTCATCGATAAGGTCTGGAACGATAGAAGAAAGAGATCAATGGCGCGTAAAACAAAACTGGATGATTCAACACTTTATGACACCACTCTATGAGAAGTGGTTATCAATGCAACTGCTTAATAATTCCATCGGCCTCGACATGGTTAACTTTGATGCGCTAATGGAAATCAGATGGCAGGCCAAGTCATGGAATTGGGTTGACCCATTAAAAGATATTCAAGCCAGTATTCAGGCTATAGATGCCGGCTTAAAAACAAATAGTGAAGTAATAGCAGAGCAGGGTGGCGATATAGAGGATGTCTATGACCAGCTTGCTTATGAACAGCAATTAGCTAAAGACAAAGGCTTAAATTTAGGTGGAGTTGGTATGGAGGTAGCAAGTAGTGAAGAAGATGAAGAAGTCAATACAGACGGGTAATTTAACCCGATTATTAGATTTAGATCGTAGTGCGATCAATGAGGAAGCACGTACGGTGGGATTATCGTTTTCAAGCGATGTACCGGTTGAGCGCTGGTTTGGGATGGAGGTGCTTTCGCACGATCCCAAGCACGTCAACTTGGGGCGTTTGAATGATGGCGCACCGCTTTTGATGGATCACAACATTAACGATCAAATAGGTAGAGTTGAATCGGCAATGGTCAACGGAAAACGCGGAGTAGCAACTGTGCGCTTTTCTAAATCAGTGCGTGGCTCTGAAATTTTTAACGATGTAATAGATGGCATTCGCCAAAACATTTCTGTTGGATACCGTATCAATGAAATGCAACTTGACGAGAGTCGTTCAGAGGATGAGGTAGAAACTTATGTTGCTACCAATTGGCAACCCTATGAAGTGAGCGTAGTGAGTGTTCCTGCGGACAATTCAATTGGTATTAGCCGCGCCGCTGACGGTGACAACGTGACAACTATTATTAATCAAAATGAGGAAAAAATAATGACAGAAGAAGTTAAACCAAGCATTGATGCACAACAAGTTGCACGCGATGCGGTGGCAAAAGACCGTAAAAGGTCAGCAGAGATCGATGCAATTGTGGCACAACATCCCGAATTGAAGGAAGTTGGCAAGCAATTTAAAGGTAACGATCGTGCAATGGACGAGTTCAGACAAGTGGCGCTAGACTCTATTCAAAAACAACAACCAATAAAAGCGGCAATTGAGGATTCACAGATTGGTATGAGCGACAAGGAAGTGCAAAACTTCTCTGTAGTTAGAGGTATTAACGCATTGGTAACCGGTGATTGGAAAGAGGCTGGGTACGAGCGTGAAATGTCTGATGAAATGGGCAAGAAAATCAACAAGCGTGCGCAAGGTTTCTACATCCCAACAGATGTTTTAACTCGTGATCTAAACGTCACTACAGCTACTGCCGGTGGACATACTGTTTCAACAGATTTATTGTCAGGTTCATTCATCGATATGCTACGCAACAAGATGGAAGTTGTAGGTCTTGGCGCTACTATGATGAACGATCTAGTTGGTAATATTGCCATCCCAAGACAAACTGGTGGCGCTACTAGCTACTGGGTGGCAGAGAGCGGAGCTATCACTGAATCTGCGGCGGCTTTTGACCAAGTCACTCTCTCACCGGAAACAGTGGGTGCATTTAGTGATTTATCGCGACGTCTATTACTCCAGTCATCACTATCAGTTGAGGCTTTTGTAAGGAACGATCTAGCAACATCTCTAGCATTAGAGATTGACCGCGCGGCAATCAACGGCAGTGGCTCTTCAAACCAGCCAACTGGTATTTTGCAAACCTCCGGTATTGGTTCTGTTGTGGGCGGCACAAATGGCGCAGCTCCCGATTGGGCAGATATTGTCGATTTAGAGAGTGCTGTTGCGATTGATAACGCTGACATTGGCACACTAGGTTATCTGACTAACGCCAAAGTTAGAGGCAAGCTATTGCAAACTGAAAAGGCATCAAGCACTGGCCAGTTTATATGGTCTGATTCAGATACACTTCGAGGCTATAAGACAGCGGTTTCTAACCAAGTACCATCTACCCTTACTAAAGGTTCTTCAAGTGTTTGTTCAGCCATTATCTTTGGCAACTGGAACGACCTACTTATCGGTACGTGGGGCGGCATAGACATCAATATTGACACTTCAACTGGCAGTGCTAGTGGAACTGTAAGAGTGGTGGCATTACAAGATGTTGATGTAGCTGTAAGACACGCTGAAAGTTTCGCGGCAATGCAAGATGCAACAACTGCTTAATTAGTAGCGTTAATTTGGCGCTAGGTCATTCTCCACCTAGCGCCATATTTAAGGAGGTTTTAAATTGAAAATACAATTAAATATAGCTGTTGGCATTAAAGGCAAATCCCATGCCAAAGGCGAGATAGTTGAGGTCGATAAAGAGATGGCATCAGCACTGATATTGAGCAACAAGGGTGTCGAAATTAAGTCAGCAAAGAAAAAGAAAAAGTAATGTTCACTGAAGATTTGTCAGAGTTTTTAATTCCCAGCGAGATGGCCGATAACGCAACCATTGGTTCGGACACTGTTGCTGGGATTTTTGACAATGAGTTCGTTGAGGCAAACGGAATTGAGGGAGTGCGACCGGTGTTCACTTGTGCTGAATCTGAGGTCAGCACAATTGACCATGGTGACTCTCTCACCGTTAAATCGACCTCATACGAGGTAATTGGAATCCAGCCGGATGGCACTGGATTAACCAGTTTGATTTTAGAAAAACAATAGATTATGGCACACGTTCGACAA